CCTTGGCGATGCCGCCCTCCGTTCGGGCAAGAGCATTGAGCAATTCCGTGGTGAACTGCTTGACGTAATCGGTTCGGACAAGCCACTTGCAAACGAAGACATTGGCATGACGAAGAAAGAAATTCGTCAGTTCTCGGTTGTTCGTGCAATTGCCGCTCTTGCAAACCCAACTGACCGTCGCCTCCGTGAAGCTGCTGCATTCGAGTTTGAAGTCTCGGAAGCTGCTGCACAGCGTTATGGCCGTGGCGCACAGGGCGTTATGCTCCCAACAGACGTTCTCGGCGTTTGGAAGCGTGACCTGAACACCAGCGATGACAACGAAATCGTAGCAACGAATTTGCTTGCTAACGAGTTTATCGACGTTCTGCGTAACTCTTCTTCGGTAATGCAAGCTGGTGCGCGTATGCTCCCAGGTCTGCAAGGCAATGTAGCAATCCCTAAAAAGGCTTCTGCATCTGCTTCTGGCTGGATCAGCACCGAAGGTGGCGCTGCTTCTGAGTCGGAACCAACCTTCAGCACAGTTTCGCTTACCCCAAAAAATATCGGCGCATTCACCGATATGACGAGGCAGTTAATTCTCCAGAGTACCCCGGCCATTGAGCAGTTGGTCCGTGACGATTTGACACAGGCTCTGGCCTTGGCAATCGACAAGGGCGCATTGGAAGGTTCGGGATCGTCCGGTCAGCCAACAGGTATCTTGAATACCTCCGGTGTCAACAAGCCAACTGCATTTGCTGCTGCCGTACCAACCTTCGCTGAAATGGTTGCCTTGGAAACTGCTATCGCAGAAGACAACGCTCTGTTCGGCAACTTGGCCTACATCACGGACGCAGCCACTTATGGCGGTCTGAAGACGAAGGTAAAGGACGCTGGTTCGGGCATGTTTGTCCTCGAAGGCGGTCAAGCTAACGGTTACAACGTAATCCGCACTCAGCAAGCAACTGCTGGTAACGTTTACTTCGGTAACTTCGCTGACTGCATGATTGGTATGTGGGGTGGCCTCGACCTGACGGTTGATCCATACACCGCATCCACCAGCGGTACTGTCCGCATTGTTGCGCTTCAGACTGTTGACGTTGCCCTTCGCAACGCAGTCTCGTTCGCATACAACAACGACACGGTATAAGAAATGTTGAGGGCTGATATTTGGAAGTCATATCAGCCCTCGACTTCTTCGGAGAATGATATGCAATACAAGTGCATTCGTGGCGTAATAACATCGCAAGGCCCACTGAACGTGGGTGATGTTGCTACCCTTCCACATGGCGAGGCTTTGGTGCTTATCGCTCATAAAAAAATTGAAATCTTTGAAGAGGCAGTCCGCGTGGCTGAAGCACCAAAGGTTGAGCATCGTGATCCTGTAACCACAGAAATAGAAAATCGCGATCCTGTCATTAAGCGCAGTTCCAAGAATGGGGATTGAGAGCGCAGATGATATTCTCGATTTCTTTGAAGTCGATGATTTTGCAGACACTGCCACTTACACAAGAGTAGGTGGCAGTGCCGCTTCTGTTAATGGTATCTTTGATGCCCCCCAAGCCAGCCGTAACGCAACAGACCTGATGGACGTTACCATTCCATCGCCGCAGTTTGTTTGTCGCACTGCTGACGTACCTTTGGCCGCTGACGGCGATGAAATCATCATTCGCTCTGTCGCGTATAACGTGCGTGTTGTTTTAACTGATGGAACTGGCGTAAGTACCCTTATTCTCGAAAAGGTGTAACATGAGCCACGTTCGGCAACAGATCAGAGATTATGCCGCTAACCTATTGATTAGTTTTATCTATGATAGGTTCGGCATTGTGATACAGGACCGTTTCGGCGCGAATCTTTCACCAAGAGTAGGTGAAGATTTGCTTTCTACTGGCACAATGTACAAATTCCGTAAGTATGCGCTTGATGATGCGCAGCTTCCTGCTCTGTGTGTTTACACGACAAACGATGCAACAAGCTTGGCTACTATGGGCAATCGCACCTTATCGCATAACCTTGAATTGAGGGTTGATGTGATTAACAAGGGATCAAGCATTAATATATTCGAGAATATCGAAGGTTTCTGCGCTGAGTTAAATAGCGCCTTTGAAACTGATTACACCTTCAAAGGCCTTGTCAAAAGCTGTGTGCTGGCGCAGTCAGATTTTAGCGTCAATACGACTGGTGAAAAGGCAATCGGCACTGGCAAGATGATCTTTAATGTTAGATATATGACCGCCATCGATAACTGCCAGGTGTCCATATAATGTCGCACATTAATAACCAGATACGCGACCGAATCGCTGACATCATAGGCGCTCTGCCTTTCTTTTCTGGGCGCGTGTATAAGATGCGATCTTACGCATTGGATGATGATAAACTGCCAGCGGCTGTTATATACACGAACAACCAAAGCAGTTCCTTGGCAACCATAGGCATAAAAACGGCCATCGGTTCTCTTCAGGTTTTTGTTGAAATTTTTATTAAGGGCCAAAGTTCAACAATCATAAACCAGATAGATGATGCCTGTGTTTTGATTGAGGACGCGATTGGTTCTGATTTCCAGTTGTCAGGATTGGTCAAAAGCTGTATTCTGTCGCAGTCTGACGTTGACATTAATGTTGAAGGCGAGAAGCCAGTTGCTAATGCACGGTTGTCTTACGCAGTCCAATATGTTACGCTGCTTGCTGATCTGGAGACACCGCGATGAAGATGGTCAAAATTTACAACGCCCAAGATGATGAAATACTCGCTTGTGAGGTTGATCTGGAAAATTACCGATCTAAGGGTTGGGATGTAAAGAAGGCTGCAAAGCCAAAGGTTCAAGCAGAGAAAGTCGAGGAGTCTGAGTAATGGCTACACATACCGGAAGTGAAGGCACAGTCCGCGTTGGACTTAATGCCATTGCAGAGATTCGTTCGTATTCTGTCGAAGAAACGGCTGATACCGTCGAAGACTCAAGCATGGGCGATGCCTATAGAAGTTTCAAAACCACCCTGAAGGGATGGTCAGGATCGGTTGACGTATTTTGGGATGAAACTGACACCAATGGTCAAGTTGCTATGACCGTAGGCACAGAAGTGACCATTAACTTCTTTCCTGAAGGTGCAACGGCTGGTCAAAGTGAAAAATACTATTCTGGCACTGCTATTGTTACAGGTCGCACCGTTACTGGTAGCTTTGACGGCATGGTGGAATCCACAATCACGCTTCAAGGCACTGGTGCTTTGACGCTCTCCACCTTGGCGTAAGGACTACTTATATGGCTACTCACACTGGTTCTGAAGGCACTGTTCGCGTTGGCGCAACCAATTCTGTACTTGAAATTCGCTCTTATTCGGTCGAAGAAACCGCCGATACCGTCGAAGACTCAAGTATGGGTGACGGATACCGCACTTTTAAGACAACTTTGAAAGGTTGGTCTGGTTCGGTTGATGTGTTCTGGGATGAGTTGGACACCACGGGCCAAGGAGCATTGGTCCCAGGATCAGAAGTCAACGTCCGCTTCTATCCAGAAGGCACGACGACGGGCGATGTTTATTACACAGGTCAAGCCATTGTTACTGGCAAGACTATCACAGGCAGCTTCGATGGTATGGTGGAATCCACTATCACTGTTCAGGGAACAGGGGCTTTGACCAGCGCGGCTGTATAATTAAAGGATATTAATATGAGTATTGCCAAGCGTATCGCAGAGCGAACATCGAATAAGCGTCACATCGACGTTGCAGAATGGGGCGATGATGGTAAGCCGGAAACGGTCTATTATGGCCCTTTGCTTGCTGGTGAATTGAATCGCATCCAGCGCAAGCATCCTAACTTTTTAAGTTCCACATCATTCGATGCAATGGTTGATCTAATCATTCTTAAAGCTGAGAATGGTCAAGGCGAAAAGCTGTTCACGCTTGAGGATAAACCCATCCTGATGCGTGAAGAAGTGTCTGTGATTTCGACGGTTGCCGCTGCATTTATGAGCGGTGAAAGCGTCGAGGAGCAGGAAAAAAACTAAGAAACGATCCGTTCAGGTATAACCTTCTTACCTTGGCGGATCGGCTTGGCAAAACCATTGCAGAGATTGAACTTATTTCAATTGAAGAGTATAATGAATGGGTCGCTTATTTTAACCTGAGCGAAGAAAGGCAAAAGCGTGGCGGCCCAAGACCAAAGAATTGAGTTTCTGTTTGCTGCTCAGGTTTCTGGGCAAGCTGAACTTAAAAAACTGACTGATGCCGTTGATAGTCTTCGTAAGGAAATGGAAGCGTTTAAGGCCGCTAATGGTGGCGCTGGCGCAGCAACGCAGCAGTTTGCAAGGTCTATTGGCAATGCAAGCAGCCATGTTCAAGCTTATCAAAAACACTTAGATGCTCAAGCCAAGGCGATGCGCAATCATCGTCAAGGTACTCAGCAACTCGGTATGCAGTTTAACGACTTGGGTACATCAATTTCAACTGGTGCAAGCCCAATACAGGCATTTAACCAGCAATTAGGTCAGATGGGTTATGCTCTTTCCATGATGGAGGGAAGGGCTGGTAAGGTTGGAGCATTTTTGTCCGGGCCTTGGGGCGCTGCTATTGTATTGGCGACAATGGCTCTTGCACCTTTAATTGAAGGTTTATTCGAAGTTGGGGATGAGTCAAAAAAGACTCAAAAGGCTGCTGAAGACCTTGATGGTGCTGTTGAAGCGCGAATGAGTTCAGAAGATAATCTGCGTCTTGCATTAGCTAAAACAGCTAAAGAATACCGACAAATTAGGCTTGAAATGCAAGCAAACGCATTAACGGCTATGAACACAGCTAAGGTTGAGTTGGCTGCTAGGCTGTCAGTATTACAAGGATTAATGGCCCAACAAAAGGCAATTGAAGGGACTATTAAAAAAGCCGGAGGCTTACGCGCTCAATCTGAAATGGCGACTGGGCAATCTTTGAGATATGCTTCTGTGACTGGTGGCATACAAGACCAAATTACTGTTGTCCAAGCACAAACAGCCATCCTTGAACGCCTTACTGCAAAACTTAATGCAACCACGATTGATGTTGTGGAGGCAAACAACAGGGTTAATAAGGAACTTAACAAAGGTGCAAAAAAAGGCGAAGGTAAATCTGATCTTGAAAAGCAGATAGAGAAAGATGCAAAGAGCTTAGAAGACTTTTTCAACCTTATCGAAAAGTCCAATACTCGTGAATTGCCTGAGTATGCGCGTCAAGTTTTGGCTATTGAAGAAGCGTTTCAAAAATTAAACGCAACGCAGCAAGCTACAAATAAAGTTAAATTTACAAAGATTTTTGAACAAGAGCGTGTATTTTTGAAGGGCGGGGAAGATGAGGTTTCTGAGTATCTGAAGAAGCCATTGGAAAAACTTCCTGTCAGCAAGGAAATGGAAGATATTATATCCAAAGCAGATGAAATGAATAAGTCGTTTGAGGAGATAGGCAACTCTGTCAGTGAAGCCTTTAAGGGCATGTTGACTGGAGCCATGTCTTGGAAAGATGGTATGCGCAGCCTCATTAGTTCTGTGATTGACCAGTTGTGGAAGCTGTTTGTTGTGCAAAAGATCGTCGGTCTTGTTACTGGTGCATTGGGGGGTGCAACTGGCACACCAACAAGCTTTTCGCCAACAACTTCTGTAACACCACCATCAGGTTTTATGCCAGGTTTCGCAAATGGAACATCATACGCTCCTGGAGGCATGGCGCTTGTCGGTGAACGCGGCCCCGAATTGGTTAATTTGCCAAGGGGTAGCCAAGTCATACCCAACCATAAATTGGGCCGTGGCGGTGGCGGAAACCCTATCAGCATCAGCGTAGACGCCCGTGGTTCAAGCGATCCAGCAGCAGTTCGCGCTCAAGTGCAGCAGGGTATCCTTGAAGCTGCTCCGGCAATTATCGCAGCGGCAGAGTCACGCACAATTGCGGGTCTTCGTAGGCCGCGCCTCGGTGGAGCAATGCAGTAATGGCTACAATCACATATCCTTCAACGCCGAAGCCACAGGGCATGGCATGGCGGCTGCTTATGCCAGCGCAGACGAACGTATCTGATTGGACGGGGCGGCGTCAGACGCTTGCATCTGGCCGTGGCTGGTGGGAATGCCAGATTACATTTCCGCCGATTGTCGGAACAGCTAGCATTAATCCTTGGCGCTCTTTCATTGCTAAGTCGCGTGGTGCGGCAAATGACTTTCAGGTTCCCGTCGATCCGGCAACGCCGCAGTCATCGTCTACAGCCACGCCACTGGTTAATGGCGCTGGTCAGACAGGTCGGACGCTGAACACTGACGGCTGGCCCCTGTCCACTACCGTCTTACAGGCTGGTCAGTATGTAACTATCAACAACCAGCTTTTGCAGTTGACTGAAAACGTCACTTCAAATGGTTCTGGCGTGGCTGTGCTGACGTTCGAGCCGCCTGTGCGAGTTTCGCCAGCGGACAATGCGGCCATAGAGTTCAAGAACCCTTATTGCTTAATGTATTTGGTGGAGGAGCCAACGCTTTCAGGTGAGGTTGGTTATGTATATAGCCTCTCGCTGAATCTACGGGAGTCCTTCTAATGGTTGATGCAACCACACAGGCCGCACTGGAAGCCACAGTCGTTAATTGGCGAGTGCTTATTTACGCTGACTTTGTTGGCGATGTCCTGCGCGGCACAAGCGGCCTTTACAACAAGGTTATTTCTGGATCAGGCGACACTGAACTGGATGGCACTTATGACAGCTTCAACCACGATCTGATTAATGTTTCGACTGTAAAGCACAACGAGTCCGGCTCTGACACAGTGTCCATTTCCATGAGCGGCCTTGTGGTAAACAACGCTGACTTTCTGGCGATTATTGGTGACAAGTCAAAGTGGCAGGGTCGAATTGCGCGGCTTTGGTTCTATTGCGTTAATGAAAATGAAGGCCAAGTCGGTTCTATCATTCCATATTACACTGGCTACATGAATGAGGTCAGTATTTCTGGTGGAGCGCAAAGCCAAACAGTTACTCTTACGATAGAGAACTATTTAACAAGCATCGCTGGCGCACAAAATAAGACGTACCTTATTCAAAACATTTTTGATGCTGGCGATCTTAGCGCGGAGCCATCTATTGCAGCGGCGAACGGCATGGCTGAGGCTGGTAGCTACAGCTACGGTGGCGGCGGCGCTGGCGAAAACGATTATGGGATGGCGAATTTCAGATGAGAATATCAACTTGGGAAGACGCTTTATCCAACTACATTGTTGCCAAGCGCCATGAACCGTTTGAGTATGGCGTAAATGACTGCTGCCTGTTTGCCGCAGGAGCCGTTGAGGCTATCACTGGCGAAGACCCTATGCCTGAATTTCGTGGCAAGTATGACAGCCTTAAAACCAGCCTACAGGTTATTAAGGACATTGGCGCAGGAACGCTTGAAGCAACTATGGATGGCAAGTTTCCAGAAGTGGAAATAGGTCATGCGCAGCGCGGGGACTTGGCTTTCCTTGATGGCAGCGTTGGTGTAGTAATGGGTGGCTTCGCTTACTTCGTTTCAGACGATGGGTTGGAGCGCATCAACCGATCCTTATGGGACAAGTGCTGGAGCGTAGGCCGTGGGTAAGACTTTAAGAACTGTTGTTATAATCGCGGCTGCTGTTGCAACGATAGTTTATGCTCCGCAACTCGCACCTTTGTTTTTAGGTTCAACAGCCACAGCAGCCGCAACAGCCGCTACGGTTGCCACCATTACGGCCATAGGCGCTTCAATTGCCCTTTCTACAGCTTCAATGGCGCTCTTTGGACCTAAAGTGCCAAAGACCCAAATGTCACGGCTAAATGTTAGCCTAGACCCGTCTACTCCACGCAAGGCAGTGTTCGGCACTACAGCTATGCCGCTTGATCTGCGCTATCACGAATCCAGTGGCACTGACCAAGAATATGTTGATTATATTATTGCTGTCGCTGCTCATAAAGTTGCGTCAATCACAGAAATATGGTTTGAAGAAAAGCAAGCATGGACACTCGCTGGCGGTGTTACAGGCACTTACTCCGGATATCTGACGGTTGCTTTTCGCACTGAGGGAACGGCTGGTAACTACATTTCCATTAACGGTGGCAGCAAGTGGGGTTCAACCCGTCGCCTTACCGGCTGCGCTTATTTGCATCTTCGCATCAAGCGCACAGGCAACACCAAGAAGGCAGAAAGTCCTCTGGTAAGCGGATTGCCCAGCCGTGTAACTGTTATTGGCGACGGCGCTCTTCTTTACGATCCACGCAAGGACAGCACTGTTCCTGGCGGCTCTGGTTCGCATCGCGCCACAGACCAAAGCACTTGGGGTGCATATACCAACGCGGATGACACCGACAACCCTGCCCTACAACTGCTATGGTGGCTGCTTGGTTGGGAAATTAATAACAAACTATCAGTAGGTTGTGGTGTTCCATATACCCGCATCGACATGGAGTCGTTCATTACAGCGGCTAACACATGTGATGAGAACGTAACTTTGGCAATTGGTGGAACGCAAAAGCGTTACCGCACTAGCGGAACAGCATCTGATGCTGATGACCGCATGGAAATCATTAACAACTTGCTTGCTTCAATGAACGGTACGCTCCGTGACAATGGTGGCAAGTTGACCGTAACGGCAATGAAGAACGACCTTGCCGATTATGTGCTTACTTTTAATGAAGGCGACATGCTGGGTGAGTTTGATTGGCAGCAAACTCGCGGATTAACGGAAAACTACAACATTGCCCGTGGCCGTTATGTTGATCCATCAGCCAACAGCCTTTATCAGATGGTGGACTACCCAGAAGTAGGCTTTGCGGCCCCTGATGGGATTGAGCGGGTTATGTCCCTTGACCTCCCATACGTCGAAGATGGTCGCCGTGCGCAGCGTATTGCCAAGCAAGTTTTGCAGCGCAATCAGTATCGCGGCATGTTTTCTACAACCTTTAACGCCAAAGCATTAGGCTGTCAGGTTGGGGACGTTGTGCGCGTTAGCCTTGAAGCCCTTGGCTGGTCGAACAAGCTATTCCGCGTTGTCAGCCAAGAGATTCGCTTTGACGGTCAAGTGCCAATGGCGTTGGTCGAAGAGAACGCCGCGATCTACGCATGGGATGCGGATGACGTTGCTCCGATTACCCCAACTGCACCGACGATCTATAACCCACTGAACAGCCCGTTTATCCTTGGTATTGATGTCGCTGGCACAACTGCTGAATGGTCTGGCGTTATTGATGATAATGGCGACAAGCCAGATGACAACGCCACCAGAAACGTAAATAGGGGCGAGTGGTCAGGCTCTTCGGTTGCATACATTGTCGGTGACTTTGTGCAGCGCGATGGCTCAAGCTATTCGGCTATTGTTGCCCATACATCAACGTCGGTCAATGGCCCTCCAGGTGCTAACTGGTTGCTTCTGGCTTCGCAGGGTGTTGCTGGTGACCCCGGCGCTGATGGTCCTCCTGGTGCTGATGGCACTCCGGCAATAAGTGGCTACCTTACCAAAGAAGCTGTTCAAGTATTTGCCTATGCCAATGGCGGCGTTGTTTCTTACGCGCCAGCATCCGGCAGCTTTAAGGTGTTTAGCGGCAATACGGATGTAAGCAGTTCGTTCAGCCTATCGACCATCAGCAACCCGCAGTCTTTGACTGTTGGCTATTCAAGCCAGACATATTCGGTCACGGCTGGGTTTGATGACGGTGAAGATACTGCGACACTTGGCATTCGTGCAACAGGAAGCGGCACTTATGCTGGCATCACTATCGACAAGCTGTTCTCGCTATCAAAAGCAAAGGGTGGCTACGAAATCGTTGCATCACTGCCTTTAACCGATTTGTTTGAAGGCAGAGTTGTATTCCTGACAACCGATGATAAATTGTATCGCTATACTGGCGCAGCATGGACAACGGCAGTTCCAGCGGCTGATATTAGCGGAACCTTGGCTGACGCGCAAATTGCGGCAGTGGCTGCGGCAAAGGTCACGGGAACTCTTTCTGACAGCCAGTTGGCAGCGATTTCTGCTGCAAAGGTCACGGGGCAGATTGTTGGAACACAGATCACTGATGGGGCCATATCTACTGCAAAATTGGCAGCGAACTCTGTTACATCTAACGAGATTGCGGCAAATACGATTGTCGCTGCGGATATTGCGTCTGGCACTATTACTGCCACGCAAATTGCTGCGGCAACAATCACTGGTGCGAAGATAGCCGCCGGTACAATCGCAGCAGGTAATATCGCAGCGAACACCATTACGGCGTCAGAGATTGCCGCAAACACAATTACTGCTGCACAGATAGCCAGCAATGCGATTACGGCTGATGAAATAGCTGCTGGTGCAGTAACAGCGGCAAAAATTAGCGTTACCGAATTGTCGGCCATTACAGCGACAATTGGAACACTGCGCACGGCCACAACTGGTGCAAGGCTTGAGATTGCAAGCAACCAGATCAGGGTCTATGATGGCAGCAACGTCTTGCGCGTTCGTTTGGGGATTTGGTAATGCCACAGGGACTGCAAGTTTTTGATGCCGCTGGAAACATTCTTTTAGACACATCAACGATAGTCATGAAGAGAATGATCTCTTACCCAGTAACTGTAACCAGCACATCACCCAACACGATAGCTTTGACCATCCCTTCTACAAATACGGTTTTGGGCGCTATTGCAGTTCCAGTTTCGACAGGCGCAGCATCAGAAGTGATAGGCATAGAGTTGAGCGGCTCTAATCTTATTTGGACTGCGCGGGTGAATAATGGATTAAATTATAGTCTGGATGTGTTGATAGCATGACTGCTCTTTTTGAAGCCTATGACGATACAGGTAAGTTGCAGCTTACTACGGAAGCTGTGACCTACTATGTGTCC